TGTCTGCCAAGTGCTTGCAGAACCTCGTGCAGCACTAAGCGGGGCATCAATTATTAACGTTGGACCTGAAGTAGAAGAATCGTTAATCTCTAACTTTGCCCCAGGCCCCGTCGTCCCGATGCCGACGTTGCCAGAGTTGAGAATAGTCATTGCTTCTATTGCTCCGTTGTTACCTACAAGGAAGTGCATATCAGCACCTGTAGTACCAACGCCAGATGTGGTTTGAAGATAGAGGTTAGAAGTGGTGGTTGAACCGCCTATCAACTTATTGCCAGTCATCAAGATATTCCCAGTCATTATTCCGCCAGCTAAAGGAAGATAGGTAGTAGGAACAGTTGTTTCAATAAAGGTGTCAATCTGAGCGTGGGTGAAATTTCCAATATTTAATAATTTTGTATGGTCATCCTCTACTGCCTCAAATTTAGCCAATAGTGGATTAAAAATATATTTCATATTGAAATTCAACTTTTTGTAACGCTATTTAATACTGCACCCGTATAATCTAAAGTTAAAGTTGCGACTATTGTTCCATTACTACCCCCCACCTTAAATACTACTCCAGTAAGATTGTCTCCAGTATAGGTCATCGCAATATAATCATATTGTGAAGGAACTAATCCCGCTATTCCTTGAAGAAGGGTAGTTTGAGTATCTTGTTTGGCAGAGGTAGAGGCTCCTGAGGGAAAAGTAGATCCAATATTAGAGCCATCAGGGTTGGTTGTTTTTACTTTTCCTAATACAATTACTTTATTATTCATAATTAAAAAATATTTTCATAATTTCCATAAGTTAGTGTTACTCTATTTGTCCACGCATCTGTATAATTTTTACAAGTTGGATTACTTCCTATAGTCGCATAACTTACTTTGTCTGTAGTTGTTTGGTCAAGTTTTTCTATTAACCAGTTACCTCTTAAATCTTGGTAACCTAAATAAGATATAGGATTGGCAGTATCATCATGTTCAATTAAATTAAATCCGGGAATTGTCTCTTTTTTTCCAAACATTGGAGATAGATCACTCATGCTTTAATTAAAGACCTTTCCTCGGTTATTGTCAATAGCTATTCGGTTATTTTGTAAATCCCTTAAATCCAAACTTAGCTTGTTTTTCTGCGTATGCTCTAATAATTTGATCGGCTTCATCTTCTGGCGTATTGTCTGGGATAGTTACCCCTCCTCCTCCGTCTGGTGGAGTAAGGGCTGCGTTTTTACCTCTCATATCTATTTCTTTTTGCCTTTGAGTTTCATCGGACATTGATCTACTGAATGCCAGAAAATCTTTCATCGCGGATCTTAATCCATCAGCTGTTTTTGGATATGGGACTCCGTCTTTTCCTCCCATTACGTGGATGGCAAATGCTTTTCTAAATGATTGATCATTCTTTAATCTTGGGACTTCGTTTTCAACTGTCGCCAATGCTTCCTGTTTTCTTTCTCGGTCTTGAATAATCGGGACAAGTTTTTCAACCAGAGTTGCCTCGTCCATCGGGGCTTGACCTTTTGGCATTCCGGCAATTAAGATTGGGAGTAACTGTTTTGTTAGAGTTTGCGCGTCTGTTACTTGAGTCCAGTCAATTTTTCTCATCATATCTTCTACCACTTGCTCTGGTGTACGTTCTGATTTTCTTTTTTCTTCTATTGCCAGTGAGAGTCTTTCCCTCTCGGAGTTTTCCTGTTGTACTCTGGTAAATTCTGAGTTCCTATACTCGTATGCTTCTTCCAATGCAGTATCGTTTTTGAATTTCGTGGGATCGCCTCCTAAGTTTTGGTAAGCTGCTTTTAATTCATCAACAGTCTTATATTTCCCAGCAAATAGTTTTTCTGTGGTTGGCGGGGTTGTTTTCGGTGGAGTTGTTTCTGCCGGAGTCGTCTCGGCTGGTGTGGTTTCAGGTGGTGTGGTTTCCGCAGGTGGCGTTGTCTCTGGTGGCGTCTCTGGGGGTTCTGGCGTGAATAAATCTTCACTAACGTTCGCTCTACCTCTTTCATCGAAAGTCTCTTTTGGAGTTATTGGTTCTACCATATTTGTTTTAAGTATTCTTACGGATTTTTATACGTAAGAGTTAAATTTTTAATTACTTATTCTGCTTTTTTTCTTCATCTAAACCTAAATCTTTATTAAATTCTTCTTCTTTTTTTGCCTGAGCTTCTTTTATAGTTTCTTTAGCTGGGTTTACCTGTTGTTCTGATATCTCAGAGGTTCCCTGTAATAACTTTAGTTCTACCCTTGTGTTGATTTCTGGTGTTTGCCCATTGTCTATTTGATATTCCTCGCCTGTATCTATCCCGCATATTTCTGCTTCCAATGTTAGGGTTACTTTGTCCCCGACGTTTGCGCCTTTTAATCCTGGCATTTTATCGGTTGTGAAATGAATTCTTTCGTAGTGTTTTTGCTGGGTTGGAGCTGTCTGGATTGGAGTATCCCCACCTTTCATTGTTTCTCCTAAGTCCATCATTTTGTTGGTTATATTTGGGTCCATATAATATAAATTTAATCTTAATTTTTAGAATTGTCAAGAGCCTTTTTGGGTGCGGTATTAGTTGGTTTTCCGTCCAGATAAATTATTCCGTCTTCCACTTTGTATCGGGTTAGCATATGCGCTTCTAAAATTCCGCCATGTTTTAGTGGACAAGTTATACACATTACTTCTCTTTTTCTATTATCACTAATAATAAAATAATGTTCACCTTTTGATAGTGAATATTCTTTTATCTGGTGGACTTTAATTTCTCCGTCCCAGAGTCCTCTTTTTTTTCGCTCCTCTAAGATTTGCCAGATATCAGGCAGTTTTTCCTTGTTTTTGTTTTTTGAATTTTTCTCTTTGTTCTGCATATTCATCGCCTCGCTTTATTGTCATCGCGAGAAAAGTTTTTATTTTGGTGTATGCTCGGTGTTCGTGCAGCACCATTAAATATTGAACGAATGTGTTGAAAACTTTAATTATTGACCAGAGTCCGACTACTTGGGTTTCGTGTTCCATAAATTGACTCATTCCTATTTCCTGTTTTCCCATCCATTCTTCAATTCGTTTCCATGCTTTTGTTTCAATTAACTTCTTGAATTGTTGGGAAGCGTTTATCGTATCGGATATCTGTTCGGGATTATTTGCTTTATGCAGCCTGTCCCACAGGCGGTGTGGTAGTGTTTGCATTTAGTACTGGTTTGGTAATTAATAATCGGGTTTCATGTGGGACTCCTCCACCGTTACCCTTATCGGATACAGCTGGAGGAGTTTCAGATGATAGTACAGGCGGAGGGACGGTTGTTGGCGGTGCTGGAGGTGGTGTCGCTTGTTCTGACAGTTCGTCAACGTCGTCTTCGCCGAGATCATATAACATTCCTTTTCTCATTAAATCTTTAGCTTTTTCGCTTGGATTTTCAAATGGAATCTTTCCTTGAGCTGTGATTATTGTATTCCATTTTTGTAGTCTTTGGTTTTTGGCGGCGGCTTCGGTTGATCCGGCGTCGACTATAAAGTTTACCGGTCCTTTCAGTCTTCTTATTGCACTTGGAGTTATCACTGTCTTTCCTTCGTTTATGTATTGAGCTTCATCAAAAAATCTCATATTTCGTTGCACGTACATTGTTCCCATTGCTTTTAATCCTAAATTCTCAAATAATTGAAGTTTAAGTGAGAAGCGGGCGTTTGCGGCCGCTTGAAGATTTTCTACACCTCCTGCTGTTTTATTCATTCCTGGGGCTGATTGACCTGTTGTATAATCCGTTACTCCTGAAGTGTTTTGAATTATCTGATCCCATTCTTGATATTCTCTGAAGGCTGACGCTTTGGTTGATCCTGGATCAACTGGGGCCAGACCGTTTAGATCATTCATCTGGACTACTCGTCCTGGCTCTGGTGTAAATTCTTCGCCTTCTATCAGTGCCGTTGGATCCAGCTTCCAGATTCTCATTAGGTCGTAGAAGACGCTGTCTGACTTCATATTTGCCTGATCGCTCATATGGTCTTCTATCTTTTTAATTGGATCCGGTTCTCCCCAAGCATAAAGTTGCCCGGGGATTGGAATATCTTTCATCAAAAATAATCCTAATTTTCCGTCTCCGTTTGGATTACCCGTTTCTCTAATCGTTAATTTCTCATTTATTATTATTCCATATTTATCTGGCTCTTTTACAAACCATACTTTGAACTGTCCTTCTTCCTTATCTTTGGTCCGGTAGTCAGAGGACCCGAATATCTGAGCTACTTCATCATCGTAGTTTGTTGATTCGCTGGTTGATCCATATTCTTTTTGGGCTTTCATTTTTTTGAAGACATCGACGTTTTTATATGATTCTGGGGATATTTTTATCATATTCATGATTTCATCCTGCGTCATGAATTCTTCTATTATCGCATAGCTGAGTTCTAAGGCGCTTTTCTTTTTGGTATCCGGGAAGACGTGGAAGATAGATCTGTGGTTGTAGACTGGGGCGTCTATTACATTTCTTTTTACCTTTACTATTTTCCAGTCTGGCTCGACTCCATAGAATAATATTTTTTCCATGTTGTCCCATGAAGGATAATTTATCCCTAATTGAACGCTATATGGTTGCCATTCCTCGACCTCGACTTCTTTTTTATACCACGGCACTTCTCCCCAGGCGTTTCCGGTTATAAAGCATTCTTTTAGACCTGAGACCAGCCGGGCGAAGATGGGATCGTCGATTAAGTATGGATGATTTATCTGATATTTAATTAGCTCTTTCATTGCCAGTTCGTCGTTCACATCGTTTTTCATGTCGGTTTTGATATTAAAGTTCATCATCCGATTGAACATTCTTGGCAGGATTGTTTCGACTATTTGATAGGAGATTGGGATCGACATTGTACTGTAGAATGGGTAGGCTTTTTCGTCGGCTTCGATTGCCTCATCAATAATTCTTATAAAATAATGTTTGTAGTTATCAATAAAATTATTGAAAAAAGGCTCGACGTATTCTTTTGAGAGGTTATACCTCTTTTTGTTTTGTTTGACAAAATCATCGTCATACTCAGGTAGTCGCATATGCTTTCATTCTGATATTTTTTAAACTAAATGTCAATAGGTTCTCGTACTTTACTTTCTTCATCGGCTTCTTGATCCGATTTTTCTTGTTCTTAATGCCCTATAACGTGCGGCTGGGCTGGTTTTATTTTGTACCGATTGAACTGACGCCCTAAATGGATGTAACTTTAGTATGTAATAAGCGCCTGATACCGAGATCACTCTATCGTCATAGTTGCCTTCTGAAGCCCCCATTGATCCGTCTTCGTTTAGGACGTATGTTGATAGTTCCTGGGCGGTTTCAAAATCAAGATATGGAAGTTGGCTGGTCCTTACTAAGTTTTGCATATGGCCTATGATCAATGGTTTTGTTTTTAGGTCGGTTCTCCATCCGAATTGTTTAGTTACTTTCTTTTCTTTTTCGTTTAATGTTTCCCTCATGTATAAATGCGGATAGCTTAAATCTCGAAGTCGGTCTATCGTTGACTGGCCCATATTGTTGATTTCGACCACCACCTCTGCGTCGTTATAATAATGTCCAAGTTCGTTTAGTTTGGTTCCCATTAAATGAGACTCTATCCTTGCGTGGAAATGCGCTACTATTTTCCATGATCTTTTGGCCAGGACGTGGGCGCTACAGTAGTCGTCTGATTCCGCGATGTCGGCGAATATTATGTATTGACTGCCGGCCATTGGTTTTCTCCAGATTTTCAGCCATCCTTTTTCGGTTTCACTTAGTGATACGTTTGGCACTATTCCTTCAAGATTGCCAACGAACACTGGATCGGGAGCGCTTGCTTTATATTTTTCTACTTCGTTTACAGGGAATACCGGGTTGCCTGAGAATAGGAATGCCTCAACGTCGTCTGATGGGAATTCCTGCTTCATCATATCGTGGGGATTTCGACCTTCCTCAGATCCTAAACTTCGCTCCATTTTCCGATACCATTCTATTGCGGCCAAGTCTACATATCCTTTATTCTTTTCGGATTCCAGCTTCGGGAATCGCATTGTCAGCCTTTTTTCTTCCTCGGTTATGTCTTCTATTTTTAGTCCGGTATTTTCTATCCGGTAGTCTGGGTTGCTGAACCAAGGTAGAAAGTGTGCCACAAATTCACTATCTCCTCGCTTGGCTCTTTGATATTCAAGGTGGTGCATTGTTCCCTGGCCGTTGGCTGTGGTTTCTTTTACTATCCAAGTGTGGGGATCGTTCAAGGGTACGGCTCTTATTAGACCTGTCATTATGCGTCCGTGTTCTTTCCACCGGCTTGATTCCGAATTATGAACAACACCTGAAGTAGTCAGAAAAGAATGACAATCATCATCTATCTCAATATCGTAAACTTTTTCACTTAAAGGAATCTTATCAATACTTTTTATTTTTGACCAAAAATATTTTTTACCTGGTTTCCATGATCTGCGACGTAAAGTTTTAGACGTTTTATAGCCATAGTATTTTCTAAATTTTTGATTAGCAACCCCAAATAAATAAATTCTCCATTGATCCTTTTCCAGTCTACCATTTCTCTTTGCGCCTGCTTGAAAATAAATAGAAGGATATCCAATCCTGATAGATAGTAGCAAAGATTTGAGTTGATAAACTAATTGTTTCCTCGTATTACAAAATGTTACTGCGTTTTTATTAGTAAAACATCCATCACCTTCAAATAAACCTACGACTAAACCATCTATAAAATCTCTACCCCATTTCCAAAATCTACTTGAAATATGTTTATTTTCTGTTCTTCCGGCGATCATAAGTATCATTCTGGTAAATTCTGTACCATAAATATGAATGACTGTTGTTTTGCTATTTTTTATACTTTTAACTTTTACTGAGGTAAAATATCCCTTAAAACTATCAAGTAAATTTATTAACTGTTTTAATTCATCCTTGTGTATTGCCAAAGTAATTTGACTACCATTTTTAGAAATACTCCCCTCTGCTAAGTACCAACCAACCAATAAACCTAAATTTTTATCAACAGGTATTTTATTGAATACCGATTGAGATTTTTTTCTCTTTCCAAATGTAACTTGACTTAAATTTAAGGTCTTTCTTCTCTTACTTGGATTGACGATAGGATAGGCAATATAATCTTCAACAGTTAGATCTCCTGCTTCTTTCCAAATTAGATTTCGTTTTCTATAACCCTTTTGTAATTTTATTGTTGTTAATATTTTGTGATCGGGAGTACATTCTATAGGTAAATAGTTTCCATAAGATTTTATAGATAAAAGATTGCTGTGTCCTAATTTCTTTGGATCGTTTATCCAAATATTTTTTACTTTTGAAAAACCACCTTTCCCATTTATAATTTCATCTCCTATTTTGATTTTATCTATTTGTTTGGTAAATCCATCTTTCATTATGATCTCGTTATTTTTTGTTAAACACATATGGACATAGTGAGGTGTGTCCCCTCTGCCGAATGCCCTTGCTCCGGCCGTTCCAATGTAGAATTTACTGTGCATAACTTCGTTTGTAATATCTCCTTCTGTTGTTTTGCCTGGGATATAAAAAGTTTTGAGCCACGGAGGTAGGT